TCTTCTTTTACATAGTTGGTTCCATTACGATTCTCTAGACTTCCCATACCACGAGTTGATACACCTAGTTGTACGCCACCATCGAGTAAACCTTTAACGATCTGCCCCATCGGAGTGTCTAATATAAGTGCCTTACCCATCACATTATTACCTGACCATGTCAGCTCAGTAATACGATGGGATACTTTGTCTAAGTTTACAGTGGGACCATCTGGATGGTTCAATTCACCGACTGCTCTCTTAGGAATTACTTGTTCTTTATTATACTTATCTATAGCTTTTTCCATAATAGCTTTTGGATAAATCCTGCCATTACGGTTTTTGCTTTCAGCTTGTGCGAAAATACCTTTGATCACATGATTTTTTCCACCAGCTTCGGTAGCTTCTGTGATATAAGATATTTCTTGATCTTGATATTCTGCAATTAATTTCATTTTACCCATGCCAATCGTAATAAGCTTGTGATTCTACATGTGCAGAGACTGATTTATCATTTGCGTCATGGGTTGAATTTTTCATTCTTTTACCACCATGAAAATCGTGCATAAACTCTGGATCTTTAGCTAATTTTGCATAATGATGTGCAGCAGTGTAATTTGCATCAGCAGCTTCATGATGTGCATAACGAGCGTTACTTCCTTCAGGAAACTGCTCTGCATCCATTTCATGTTGATATGCACGGTCTGCGTGGTGCGCTTCTTGTGAGTTAGCGAACTTTTCCACATGCTTAATGTCTTTACGACTCAATTTAGAGTCGTGAGGGCGGTTGTGTAGTGGATACTGCGCTGCTTCTTTTAATTTTAAATTATCTACTAATTTTGCTGTTACTTTATGCATGGATAAATCCTTTAATCCTAATTAATTTCATGCTCGGCCATCCCACCAAGTTTTACTCATTTCACCAATGTCAATTGTGTTAACAGGAGTAGTAACTTTACGTACATTAGTATAAACTTTATGTCCATTTTCTTCTGTACGAACGCCACTTGTTTGCTTTAACCATAATAATCTTCGTGATCGTGTGTTAAACGTAGCTACTCCAGGATCGGCTGGAGCATTGTTATATTGATAACCAGTGTTATTCGTCATTGTTACCCAAGCCACGTTATCTTCCTTTGTACTGTTTAATAAATTCTTTGGCCATTGTTACAGCTTCTTTTTCGTTTGGGTATGTATCGAGTTCATCACCATCAATTAAGGTTTTAAATTTATTATGAGCAAGTTTTTGAATAACCACGTTTTTACGGTCAATCTTAAACTTTTTTACTACGCTAGTAGCTTCATGTAAATTAGCTTTTAATTCTTTAAACTTAATCATAAATTTTTCTTCTTATTCGTTATCATACATTCTAGATGCTACATCAATTCTACTCTGTTCGATAGCAGCACTTAACCTATTATTAAGCTCACTAGCAAACATGTCACCAGCAGTGCTATAATCTTCTTCGTCAACCGAAGCTACAATAGCTTCAACTGGATTAATTTCAGGCTCTTCAACTTCATGATTTTCGTCATTTAGTTCATTTTCATTTTCAAATTCATCGTCCATTGTATTCTCCACTTATTTACTTGTATTTATACATTTTAAAATTTTAAATCTGTTTATTTAGCAGATTTATGTGTAATGGTTATATTTTGCCCTTGCGCAGGCGGTGGCGCTTCAGGTTCAGGAGCTGCTGGAGGCTGAGCTGCTTGCGTTTCAATTTCTTGTTGATTATCAAGATCATCTTGTTCATCTTCAACTTTATCTTCTAATTCTTTCATATCTTCTTCAGATAATTTTAAAACATTCCTCATAACCCAATCTTTTGTAAAATATTCACCTACATATTGACTAACCATATCTAATGTTTGTATTCTTTCTTTTAATATTTCAGACTCTTTCAATTCAGCAAAATGGTTATCTCTATTGTAATCAATACGAATATCTCTTTCCCATTTTGACCAATCAGCTTCAGTTATAACCTTTTTAAGAACTAGCTGTTTCTTCAGGATTTTAAGAAATAGATGCGAAAATCTGTTGCGCAGTCTATCTATAAACTTCTGAAACTTAACTTCATCTCTACTAATTTCAGTTGAACGGCCAATACTAAATCCATTATTTTCTTGATCTAATCTTTGCATTGGTACATTAAGAGCTTTATACAATCGTTTTTGAAAGTAAATGATGTCATCAATCTGTCCTAGATTATCACCACCTGGAAGACTAGAAATTTCTGTACTTCTATTACCTTCACGGCGTGGTAACCAGAAATCTTCAAGCATTGACATATGTTTACGATCATCTCGTAAGTCACCAGTATTAGCATCATATACTAATTTATTACGATATTTAGCCATGATATTTTTCATGTACTCTTCAGCTTTACCCTTTGGAAGGTTACCTACATCGATATAAAAAATTCTTCTTTCTGGTGCTCGAGCAAGTCTGTAAATGACAAGCGAGTCTTCCATCATTCTTAGTTGATTAACTGGCTTAATAGCTTTTTGTAAATGACTAAGAACTTTTGATCTTTTCTCATCTAATAGTCCGGATGTGACATAACTAATAGAATCTTCAGTAAATTTAACTGCTTGTCTATTTTGTGCTGTATGAACAGACCCAGCTCCACCTTTTCCTGGAGATTCTTGATAAACGTAATATTCTTTTACGTTTTCAATTACTTCAGCATTAGTTGTGGGGTCTTTTTTCTTTTTAACTTCTTTTACTTTACGCATTTTCGGAGCATCAATAAAACGAATGTCTTGAATGCCCATTTTTTCATTACTTGGATCTACAACTAAGTGATGATAAATTTTACCGTCGACATACCATCTACGAAAGATGTCATGACCATCTTCAGAAAAATTTAACATTCTTAAAATATTTTCGAATTCTTCTGATATTTGTTTTTTAATATTTTCGCTGGCTTCAATTTCATCTAATTCTAGAGAAACACCAGGACTATCATCATCAATAACAATAGCTTCATTTACAATATCTTCAATAGCAGCATCACATTCTGGATGTATAGCTACACCTCGATATTTCATTACTAATTGATAATTGTCTTTAGATCCGCTTCCATCAATATCTACATATTGACCGAAATGACCAGCCCCCGATGCAGTTACATAACCTGCGCCGTCATCGTCTTTTGCTGTGACAATAGATTTTAACTTTTCATCTTTGTCTTTTGATCCAGCTCTTTTTATTTCAAAACCAAAAAGCTTAACTGAATTATCATCTGCCATAATTAATCCTTTAAATATGTTAGTGAGGGGGAAAGTATTTCCCCCTACACCATTTCAATTAGTACTATTTATTACTCAATTAAGAAGTAACTTTTCCGCCTGTTCCTTCTCCGCCTGAGAAACTTTCCCAGTATTGAATTGAAAAATCTACTGAAAATTCTTCAATTGTATCATTGCTTGAATAAGCTAATGATATAGCAGAAACATTTGTTGGAAAACAACCTCTAAATTTATATGAATAGAGTATTGATTCATCTTTATCAAGTTGCTCTACTGTAAGATCAGCCTGATAGTCTTCTGGAGAACTAACTCCAGTATTTGATTGATGCGCATTCATTGCATTCATCCAAATTTCCATACTGCGCCTTACTTCAAAGTTAGTATCGTTAATTATATTTACCTGCCATGGGTCAAATGTTCGATCTCCAGCCATATTGAGAACTCTTCCTCTATATGGTACTGGAATCGAATTAACATTTGATGCTGGTAATTGTCCAGCATTACACATAAATGATGTTAATTCAACATTACCTGTCATAATTCTTGGGTAAGCAAGCGTGATTTTAAACAGATTGGGCCGTGCGCCACCACCTGCTAATTTAGCTTTAAATTGGTCTACACCTAAAATTGCCATTTTATTCTCCTATCCCTTTATGTAGCCTGACCAACAACTTCTTCAAACGAAACACCAGTGCGAACTGCAACGAAGTTAAGAGTGATGAAGTTAATCGACCGTGCTGGTTTAATAAAGAGATTTGCTACAAATTGATTCGTATCAATAATCTCAGGAGTATTATTTGTTGCATCAGCTACGAGTCTGAAATCAGTAATACCTCTTCGACCTTTTATATCTCTTAATAATGGTTCAATGATATTTACAAATTCTGCTCTTGTAAATTCGTCATTAAATTCGAATAGAATATTTTTAGCAGCTTCTGCAATGGCTCTTTCGATAACCAAGAAGAGTCTACGAACATTAATTCTATCAAATGCTGATGGTCTTGCCAAATGTGTTTTGTCGCCAAACAACAATATACCTTGACCTGGCATGTTAGTAATAGGATTGATTCCAGCTCTATAAAGCTGATCTCTTTGAGATTTATTAGGATTATATGATAATGCAGTTACGCCAAAGTATTGACCTCTTCGCGTACCGGCCGGTGATACCCAAGGAGCAAAATTATTATCAGTAGCAGCGCATAGCCCAGCTGTAGATGATGCTGCAGGAATATGAATATAATTATCGTTGTATTTGTCATACACCTTTAAGAAATTGTTATCTACACAAAGATACGAACTGCGTGTGAAGGTAGCAACAT